TTGGGCAACAATCCAACAAATTATAGATAGGGATTACCCTAATCTATTTTATACAAGTAAAGACTTACAATATGTTGATGTTCAACACCAAGTGACGAACAAACATTATAGTGAAGAAAGGAAAATGGTTGCTGGTTTTTCAACGACTTCTAAGACCAGACCACTAATTATTAGTAAGTTAGAAGAATTTTTTAGAGAGGAAAGTGTAGTAGTTCGTAGTAATCGTTTGATTGATGAATTACAGACTTTCGTCTATATAAATAATAGAGCAGAAGCAATGCGAGGATACAATGATGACCTTGTAATGTCTTTTGCAATTGGACTTTGGGTTCGTGATACTGCATTAAGACTACGAACACAAGGTGTGGAATTAACAAAAAAGACATTGTCTAAAATGATGGACAATGAAGGTTTATACACTAACGACGACGTGAACAAAAACGATAGTTGGGAGTGGGATACAGGAAAAGAGAAAGAGTCAATAGAGTGGCTCTTATAAAGTGAGGAAAAAATGGCAGATACAACATTATTTGGAAGACTACAACGATTATTCGCAACGAATGTAATCGTAAGAAACGTAGGTGGTAAGAAATTAAAGATTGCCGATACGGACCAAGTTCAAAAACAAGTCAAGAGTCATCTTGTTGATAGATATTCTAAATTACATACTAATTTAGATTTAGTAGGAACAGGTTATTCAACCGTTCATCAAGTTATGGCAGCAAGACTGGCATTGTTTAAGGATTATGAATCAATGGATTCAGACCCAATCATATCTTCTGCATTAGATATTTATTCAGATGAGTCAACTATGAAAGGCGAGTATGGTCAAGTCATAGATATTAAAACAGACAATGAAAACATCAAAGAAATTTTAAATAATTTATTTTATGACATAATGAACATTGAGTTCAATCTATGGCCTTGGGTTCGTAATATGGTTAAGTATGGAGACTTCTTTTTACACTTAGATATTAGTGAAAAATACGGAATTACAAATGTTGTTCCATTGTCACCTTATGAAGTCATAAGAGCAGAGGGAGAAGACCCTGAAAATCCTTACTACACTAAGTTTTATTTAGAAAGTATTGAAGGAGCACACCCATATTTCGGTCAAAAGAGCAGTGGTAAAGGAAAGATAGAATTTGAAAACTTCCAAATAGCACACTTCAGATTAGCAAACGATAGTAACTTTTTACCTTATGGTAAATCTATGGTTGAGTCTACGAGAAAGATTTGGAAACAATTAACACTTATGGAAGACGCTATGTTAATTCACAGAATTATGAGAGCACCTTCTAAACGAGTATTCAAGATTGATATCGGAAATATTCCACCAGCAGAAGTTGATAATTATATGCAAAGAATCATCAACAAGATGAAGAAGACACCTATTATGGATGAAGCAACAGGTGAATATAATTTAAAATACAATATGCAAAACTTAACAGAAGACTTCTTTATGCCAGTTCGAGGTGGAGATAGTGGAACTGAAATAAGTGAGTTGAGTGGTATTGATTATGATTCAACAGAAGACATTGAATATTTGAAAAACAAATTATTAGCATCACTAAGAGTTCCAAAAGCATTCTTAGGGTTTGATGAAAATGTCGGTGGTAAAGCAACCTTAGCAGCAGAAGATGTAAGATTTGCCAGAACCATAGAAAGAATACAAAGAATTATAGTATCGGAGTTAACAAAGATTGCAGTTGTTCATTTATATTCACAAGGATATACTGACGCAGATTTAGTAAACTTTGAATTAGAGTTAGCAAGTCCTTCAACAATGTATGAACAAGAGAAGATTGAATTGTTCGGACAGAAAGTAAACTTAGCTCGTGATATGATTAGTGATAAAATTTTACCTACGAGTTGGGTGTATGATAATGTGTTTAATTTTTCTGATAAAGAAAAAGTCAATATTGAAAATCAAATTATTGAAGACCAAAAACAGAAATTCAGACACTCACAGATTGAAATGGAAGGTAATGACCCAATGGAAACTGGAGACGCAATTGGAACACCAAGTGATATGGCAGCAGTGGGAGTCGGACAAGATGACGCCCAAACACCACCTGATACCATAGCAGGTTCTATCTTTGACCCATTTAATGATGGAGAAAAAGAAGACGAAAGACCAGAAGACCAACAAGGTGGTCGTCCAAAAGAGATGAATAAACCATTCAAAGATAGTGGAGCAAGAGGTCGTGACCCATTAGGGAAACAAACCAAGAACAGAAGACCACTTGCATTAGCACACTTTGATGCTTTAAAAAACACTATGGGTAAAAAGTCAAGGGATATAATTAACGAAACTCAGAAAGTAGATGAATTAGAAAAAGAATATGATGAATATAAAAATGAAAAAGGTAAAGAATAAATACACATTTCTTGAAAGTTTTATATTTATTATTGATAAAAAGTAAAAAATAGTTGGAGCTCAAATGTCTTTAAATGTTAAACATAACAAGATAAAAAACACTGCTATTCTTTATGAATTGTTGTCTCGTCAAATAACGGCTGACGTGATTAATGATTCAAATAGCCCTAAATCGGTGAAGATTTTTAAAGAATTCTTCAATAAAAATACCGAATTGGGTAAAGAATATGCACTTTATCAAGTTTTATTAGAAAAGAAATACAAAAATGATTCGCATGCCGCAACATTAGTTGAAGCAGTGATTAAAAGTCGTAGAAAGTTATCTAATCGTAGATTAAACAACGAGAAATATAACTTAATTAAAACCATAAAAGAAAATTATGATATAAAAGAATTCTTTAATACAAGAATACCTAATTTTAAAATTATGGCTTCAATCTATAAAGTATTCGGAACCGAAACAGGTAAAGAAGACTTTGGACCAGTTCAAAAAACTAATTCAGTAATTACTATAACTGAACACGTTATCAGTAATAATAAAAAAATACACAAATCTAATAAGGTTACTGAAACTTATAAAGAACAAGATAAAGATTTAAGACTATTGAGTTATCAATTATTAGTTGATAAGTTTAATTCTAAGTATAAATCTTTAAATGAAAATCAAAGAAACTTATTGAAAGAATATATCAATAATGTATCTAATACTAATTCATTGAAAGAATTCATAGACAATGAAGTAGTAAAAATCAAAAGAGCTTTAAAAGCATTACTACCAAGAGTCAATGATAAAATTACTAAGATTAAATTATCAGAAGCTATTGATTATACAGATAGTGCTACAAAAGGAAAAGTCGTGAAAGATAAACACGTGGTTGCATTAATGAGATATTATGAATTAATTAAGGAAATAAAAAATGTCCAATCACGACAAAATAGCTAAGTTAAAAGAATACATCAAGAATATTGTCATCAAAGAACTAAACAAAGATGACGAACTCGAAGAAGTATCAACAACAGGAACAGCTGGAACTTATCCAGGTGGGCCAGGTCATTACTTTACACCAATGGCATTTAGTGGTGGTAGAAAAAAAGATAAAAAGAAAAGAAAAAAAATAGCGACTGCCGGTGGATACAAACCAGTAAATGAAGTTACTAAACAAGAAGTTAGTGCATTACAAAAACTTCATAAAAATTTAGAGAAACTTCAAAAAGATTATTTCAAGATTGCTAAAATGGGCGATAAAACACTTGTAGATAGAGAATACAACGAGTATTATGAAACTATCCTAACATCTAAAAAAGAAATAGGAAAACTTGCACAATTTTTAAAAACAAAACAAATGTTAGGTGAGGGTCGTTATCACGAATATAGAAACGACGAATCCCTAACACCAAAACAAAAAATTGGTCGTTCAATGAGAGAAATCAGAGACGCATTAAACGAATTAGACAGAACCGTAAAGATGAATCTTAAATTAAAAACAGAATTAAAAATAAAGTCAGAAGACTATTGGAAAAATACACACAAAGCATTGACCAAGATTTCAGAAAGATTAGTCAAGATGGCAAACAAAGTAGGAAATTTAAAGTAATGAAGAACGTAATAGTAGATTATATACCATTTAGCATTACACCAACTCAAATAAACGAGGCGATGAAAGAAAACAACGGAAAGTTAGTTGTTAAAGGTGTATTACAAAGAGCAGAGGCAAAAAATCAAAACGGACGAGTATATCCAAGAGAAATCTTGATGAGAGAGTCAAAAAAGTATGATGAGAATTTTGTCAAACAAAACAGAGCATTAGGTGAATTAGACCACCCAGATAGTTCAGTTGTTAATTTACAAAATGTTTCTCACAATGTCAAGGAAATGCACTTTGAGGGAGACAATTTAGTCGGCACGGTAGAAATACTAACGACACCGAGTGGTAATATATTAAAAGAATTATTTAAGAATGGAATTAAATTAGGTATTAGTTCACGAGGATTAGGTAGTGTTGAAATGGTTCAAGAAGCCAATGGAGACCAAGTATCAAAAGTAGGTGATGACTTTGAGTTAATCGCATTTGACTTTGTATCAAATCCATCAACACACGGAGCATTTTTGCATCCAATGAACGAATCAGTAGATAAACAAGGTAGAACTTGTGGTCAGTATTGTAAAGCAGAAGATATCATTAACCATATCATAAGGGGTGAGTAATGAAAGATTTAAAAATATTATCAGAAATCACAACAAGATACGGAAATCGTAACATCAATGAATTAGAATTCAAAACACCAGAAGAGTTTGCAACATACAAGAAAAAACACAAAATGAGACCAGGTACGGTTGTTAAAGTAGCCGGTAAAGATAAAGTCATAGATGACCCTAAAAAAAATACGAAACCTAAAGGTGATACAACAGCAGATACACTAACAAAAGGTTTAAAAGATGGTGGATTAAATCCATATAAAGACGGCCCAATGATTAATCAAGCATTAGATGATATTGGTGGAGACCATTCAGATTTAAAAAAGAGAATTGATACTTATGGAGATAATGTTCCATCATCAAAAGGTAAATCAGACGCTCAATATCAAAA